ATGAAATAGCAACTGAAGAAGCTAATCTTGAGTAATCGTGATGACTACCTGTAAATGCCGCAGCAATTTCATAAATTAACTTATCTAATTCTTTTGTTGTAATAATACCTTCAGTTGGTACTGAAGTGATAACCTTAATAAAGATTTCATCGGAGTTGACACTCAACCCCTTTGAAGCTCTTTTAATACGGTTATAAATTTTCTGTGGATTAAATGACGAATCATCTCCACTTCTTTTTTTAATTTTAAGTGACATCATAGTTCTATATAAGTAATAAATTAGAAATCGTCTGTAAAGGACAAAGTTTCATTTAATTTAGCCTTTTGGTATTCAACAGTTCTTGACTCAAAGAAGTTACCTTTTGTTTCAACTGCGATTTGTTCCATGAATTTGAACGGTTGCTCAACATTAAATTGTTTTTTACATCCAAACTTTAACAATAATCCATCAACAACAAACTCAAGATATTGTTTCATTAAATTTGAATTCATACCAATAAGTGAAACTGGTAGTGATTCAGTGATAAATTCTTTTTCAATTTCAAGAGCTGAAAGTAGAATTTCTTTAATTCTTTTTTCACTTGGTTTGTTTTCAACGTGATTGTTTAATAAATGAATTGCGAAGTCACAATGTAAGTTTTCATCCTTGAAAATCAATGCGTTAGCATTACACAATCCTTGCATAATACCTCTTGATTTCAACCAAAAAATAGAACAGAATGAACCTGAAAAGAAGATACCCTCAACTGCAGCAAACGCTACCAATCTTTCTTGGAACGATGCGTTTTCAATCCAATCCAAAGCCCATTTAGCTTTCTTTTGAACTGCTGGTAGGTTATCTAAAGCGGTAAAACACTTGTTTTTCTCATCTTCATTTGACACGTAAGTATCAATAAGAAGTGAGTACATTAGACTATGAATGTTTTCCATAGCCAACTGAATTCCATAAAAGAATTTTGCCTCAGGGTATTGTACTTCTCTGTAGAAATTCTCGGCTAAGTTTTCATTTACGATACCATCCGACGCAGCAAAAAACGATAAAATATTTTTTACAAAATACTGTTCATTCTCTGATAAGTTTTCCCAATCACGTAAATCACCGCTTAAATCTATTTCTTCTGCGGTCCAAAACGCAGCTTGATGCATCTTATAATATTCCCAAATATCGTTGTACTTGATTGGGAATATCACAAAACGATTTGGATTTTCCGTTAAAATTTTTTCCATTTTTTGTTCCATATTGTTTTAATAATTATACTGTTGTTTGTTTTCTTTTCTCCATAATTTCTTTAATTCTACTTCTATTTCTTTCTTCCTTCTGTTCTTCAAGTCCTAAGAATGTTGTGGTACTTTCTGTATCAATTTCTAACATTTCGTTATTAAATTTACAGTTTTCAAATACTACCCCGTCTTTACCAATTCTTGACTTTGTGATAGCAATAGTTGCAAGATTTAATTCTTTTTGTTGTAATGATTTTGCCACCGTAATGATAACGTGTCCTACCTGAGCTTTCTTAATAGAACCACCCATTTGGTCAGTTGTTACTACATCAGATGAAATAGAACTTCTATTACCCTGTGTTGCCGTCCAACCTGCTATATCCAATTCATGACACATTGATTCAAATGCTCTCATAACTGAACCTTCAGATTTCCATTCATCTTCCATCATTTTTTCAGGTGTCACACAATCAATATAATCCAAAATAACTACATCAATCTTTGTCCCATCAGCAATCAACTTTCTAATCTGATTTTTAATCTGATTCATTGTTAATGTATCTGAAGGTAACTTCTTCATAATTAACTTGTTTGACATTGTTTCCTTAATCTCAGCGATTTTCGCCATAACCTTTTCTTTATGATTACCAAGCTCATCAGGAGCAATACCCGTCCAACAGGTAAAATGTTTTCTCTGAATAATTTTATAGTTATCCTCAAAGAAAATCTGTAAAACATTAAATCCTAAATTAAAAGCGTGATTAGCAATCTTTGTGGTTAATGTTGATTTACCAACACCTGTGGGTGCTAATATAACACCAATTTCCCCTTTTGCCAAACCACCTTTCAAAAGATTATCAAGACCCGGTATTCCCATAGGAATTGGATGTCTATAATCATCCGCTAATACCTCATCTAAGTCTTGAAACACATCTCCCGTTCCTCTATCTACGTTTCCAACCTGTAACGCTCCTCTAACCATTTCTTCCAAGGTGTCGTAGTTTTCAAACTCACCGTGGTCAATGATTTTCTTAGCCTTATCCATGACTTTTTGAAGTTCTTGTTGTTTACAAAACTTCAATGCCTTTTCCTGAACAAACTGAGTACCCTCTTCGGTAACATTCTGTATATCAGAAATAGTGTCAAGAGTTATCTTTAATAATAACTCCTGACTAATTTCACTCTTAGCTTTTTGTTGAATTGTCTCAAAACTAGGACTGTGTTCAAACTTTGAATAGTATTCTTTTACCATCTGAACAAATAATCTAAAGTATTTGTTTTCAAAATAAGTAGATTCCATCACCTCAATAATTGAGTGTGAAAAATCCTTATCAAGTATCATTTGATTAAGAAGTTGTAATTGGAAGGTCTCTCCCAAATAGTCAAAATTTTTGTCAGCCATATTATGTTTGTTATTTGAATAAATATCAACGAGCTAGCTGATAACCCATGTATTCGTGTGTTAAATTTCTTGCTGACAACACGTCAGTAAGACCAAAAAGGATACCTTTTAGGAACGGGCGTATGTCTACGGTGTATCTTACCTTCGGTGGATAAAGTTTTGCATCAAACGTATAATGACACATTGTCGTATCACCATTTTTGATATAGATGTTAAACGACTCAGGTCCATCAGTGAATGATGTGTTTAATACCTCAGGGTCTTCACTAATCTGATATTGATTGTCCAACATATAGTTTACAGTTTTCATTTTGAAATTTTGTTTCAAATCTGAGATGAAAACATCCATAATGTCAATCAACTCGGCTGAGTTGTGAGCCTTTGGGTTATACCCTTTAACGTTAAAAAAACGTTGTACGATAAAATTGTTATTTACCGTCATCAAGAATTCCAGTTTGGTAATGTCTTGTTCTTTCATAATTTATGTTATTTTTTGTTTGTTTTTGTTTTTTCTTTTCTCGTTAACTTCATGAACGGTTGGATGAAGTATGTCCATGAGTCGTCACCTTTTGGTAGGTATTTAAACAACCCGTCTTGAACCATATACTTAATTAAGTTCTTGTAACTTCTACCTTCAATATCTAATTTTTCAGTAACAATTGATAGTATTTCTTCTTTGTCTTCATCACTCAATAAAGGATTAGATAAGTCAACAATCTGTTCGTTAACTTGGAAAAATTCTTTTTCAAAAATACCTGATTTTGTTTTACCTGTTAAAAGATTCTTTAGAGCTTGATTGTCTTTATTCTCTTTTAATAAATTTTCAGCGATTGTTAAAATATCGTTATAAGAAACTTCTGTTTCAAGTATTTGAGGAAAAAATTTAACTAAAGTTTTTTCACCCAAAAGATAGATGCCTTCAATATTATCTGATTTATCACCAATTAATATCTTCAATGTCTTTACGTTATAGTGTGGGTACTCAAAGTCGTCAAATTTAATCTTATCCCCCTGTTTAAACGTAGCTTTAACTGATGGTGAGTATACTGACACCTTTTCGGAAATAAGTTGTGTTAAGTCTCTGTCTGATGAAAAAATAAGTTTATCTTCATTTTCAGATACTTGACAATAATAAGCAATTAAATCATCAGCTTCTCTACCACTAATCTCAAGTTGTCTAATATAGACCTCTTCAAGATATTGTTTGACACGATTTTTTTGTTTTAGGTAGGACATAAAGATTGCGTCCTCCATAGTTAATGTGCGATTTTGTTTGTATTTGGGGTAAAGAATTCCACGTAAACTTGTGGAATCTTCACCATCCCATAATACTACTACTTTGTCAAAGTTTTGTTCGTTAATGAATTTACGAAGTGTATTCATAAAATGATACAACGCTCCAATGTGTTCTCCATTGTGGAAGTAATCCTTCACACCATGAAACCCAATTTTCATTAGATTGTTTCCGTCAACAAGTAGTGTTTTTTTCACGAACTAAAATTAAAATTGTTCGTTTGTAAAAGTTTCTTCAGTCTCGTCAAGAGTTATTTCACCTGTTCCTGTAAGGATTGCGTTCCAATATTGTGAATACTCTTTTTTGTATGTTTCAAGAGCGTCTTTATCGTCAGCAATATATCCTTGAGCAGTTGCGATAATCTTACCATCTTTATATCCTAATCCATTGATATGGTTTTTTAGGACAGATATTTTGGTTCGGATAGCGTAAGATACCGTTCTACCATTTTTAGTTGCCGTAATGTGGTTAATACCCGCATTTTTCTGATTACCAAACAAGAATACAAGAGCTGATGCTAACCAAAGAGCCTCACCACCTTTTGCTTTAATTGTTGGTTGTCCGAATGGATTATCAGGTAATTCAACCCAAGGTTGATTAACTACTACCATCGTGTTTGTATACGGGAAATCTTCTTTACGAGATTTAGTTATACGAGCCTGAATACCCATACCAATCTTATCCGCCAATACAGATGCGTTATGTTGTTTTCCACCCTTACCGTCAAAGGTCATCTTACAAGGAACTGAACCAACTGAATCCCAAAGGAAACAAAGAGAATAAGGAATATTACCTTTTTCTTGTTCGTCTAATAGTTCGTTAATGTAATCGGTAACTTGTTCAATATAGTCAAAGTTATCATTAAAGATAAACTGACCATCCCATTCACCATCAACCATTTTAGCTTCAAGACCAAGTTCTACTGCGTGGTCCCAACTCCATTTTTTCTCGGTGATAATAAAAACAGGCAAATGCCCCTTCTTCTGTACAGACACAGCGGCTTTGACAAGCGCGGTCGTTTTTGAAGAGTTTGAGTGACCCAAGAACATGTTGATGTTACCCAAAGCAGGACCAGGTATACCGCAACTATTATGGAAAGCTTCACCGACTTCATAAAAGTCTGTTTCTTTATATTTTGTCTTTGTGGAATATTTGTCTTTGATTGCATCTAATGAAAATTCTTTTTTCTTTATTGCCATAAATGTCTATGATTTAATTTGTTTGTGTTTAAAAATAGCAAAGGTTGGACACTTTGTGTATATTAGTGTCCAACCTTTTATAAATTAGAATGGTAAATCACCATCTGGTTCCGCTTCAGCCTGTGGGTCAACATATGAACCACCGATAGTGCCTTCGTCAGATGAACTATCACCATAAACGTATTTACCTAAATCAGATGACCATCTTGGTGTTTCTCCACGAGCAATTGCTTCCAAATACTCAACAGGTTTCTTAGAGTAAACATCCATCCACGTAAGTGGGTCTTCAGTCCAAGCCTTAGCCGTCTCAGCATCTGCGTGAACAGGTGTTGGGTCGTCATGCATAACAGTCTGAATAACTGTGTAAGTAGCACCTTTTGGTGTCTTAGCCTTTGTCAATTCTATGATAAGGTCACGACCATTAACAGGGTCTGTGATATCACCTTTAGCTTTCCAAATCGGAATGATTTTGTCAAGGATACCTTCGTTTTTGTAATTGTGTTTAAAACGCCAGAACTTAACTCCGTCCGCTTCGTTATCACGGTCAACTACTTTAACGATATAGAATTTACGTGGCTTATAAGCCTTTGCAAGTTCTTTATCAGATTCTTTTCCTGTTGACATTAATTCGTCATGAATTTCAGTCAAAGGTGAACGCTCGTTGTCGTTCTTTCCTGGGTCATAGATTTTATTCCATTTACCCTCAACTTGTACTTCGTGATACCATACTTCTTTGAAGGGTGATGACCCGTCAGGTGTAGGTAGAATACGAAGACGTTTCTGTCCTGAGTTCTCATTCTGCATCAAGATTGCTGCAAAATATTTTTTCATTCTGTCTTCTTGAGACATTTTGTTTGCAGAGTTACCTCCACTTTTCGCTTTTTCATACTGTGCGAGTACAGCATCTAAGGAATTTGTCGCCATTTTGTGTGTATAATTTATTAGTTAATATTCAAGTATAAGTGTGTCAGCCGTAATAGTCAAATTCGAAATTTAGAATTTCAAAGGTTTGTTTTGTGTTTCGTCTCCGAAATCGTTAAAGGTTGTTTTAATTTCTGATGGTGTAAAACTTTCAACTTCATCAGTAGTTAAAATATATTCATTTTTTCCTGATTTTTCCATTTCTTGTTCTTTATCTACAAAGAAATCAGATAGTTTTTGATTGAATGGTCCTGAGTCTAAACTTCTTAATTCAAGTTTTTCTTGTGGAGTTTTTTCTCTGTATTTTTCAATCTTAGCTTCAATGTCGTTTAACTTTGTAAAAATACCTTCCATGTCTTTCAATTTACTTTCTAAACCATTTAACTGATTAAAAAGATTATTAAAATACTCTTCTTGTTTTGTTTCAATATTTTTTTGAGAATTTACCAAATCAGTAATTTCAAGTTCTTCTGATTCATTTTCTTCTTCACCTACCTTTTCAACATCAGGGTCTGATGCTACATCAATAGGTTCTGCAGTTGGCGGTGGTGTTGCCGTATCCATACCAGCATCGGGTGATGGAGGTAAAGCTCCTGCGTCAGGTGCTGGAGGAACATCACCTTCAGGTGCTGGAGCCATAGCATCTTGTTCAAAGATATAATTATTTATATTCTTATATCTTAATATTTCCTCTAATATTGTTTTATCTATTCCTGACATTTTTTTAACCGTTTAATAGTTGCTTGAAACCTTGTGTTGTTTCAACGTTTATTTTTCTGTTTGTTCTTAAAGTGTTATCAACTCTTTCAATTAAACCATCTTTCATTCTAATTGAATAACAATCTCCAGTGTCTAAATCGCAGACTTCTTTAAATCCATTACCAATTTCTTTTTCGGTAATACGTGTGTTTTTACCTAAATAATTATCTAAAACTTTTTTTGTGTCCATAGTAGTTTTTTATTATAAATATATGTTAAAGCTGAAACTCGATTTTATCTAATAATTCTTTATACTCAGTTGGGTTATTTTCTTTATAATCTTTAAAAATACTAGGATATTCTTTTACTTTATTGTAAGGAAAATATTCTATCCAAATCTTTGCGAATTGTTCTTTGAACTCTAATTTTTGGATATCGTTTTTTTGATTAAAATCAGTAATAGTTTGATTAATTGTTATACTATCATCAAATATTTCTTTAAAATATTCCGTATATCTTAATTTAACTAATGTAATACAATCAAAAATATTATTAAAAACTGCATATGGTTTTGTTGTTTTATCACTTTGGGCAACACAAACAAAGTTTGGTAAAAATAAAGTAGATAAATCTCCCTTATATGGTATATCTAAAGTAATATCCGCAAAATTAAATGAGGTTGCGTTAAACGAAGAATTATTTGATTCATCTTTAACATATGAAGCAATTTTAAATATAAAATAAGTTGTAAAGAATTCAGTTGTTGTTGTTGTTGAATCAAGAACCCCACCAATAACATCATCAGGGTTATGTGCAATTATTGGAGTATTTAATGAAACATATGTTTGATAATCCGCAAATAACATCGAGGAACAGGTACCAACATTAGCAACTTTATCATTATTTTTAATACCATTAGTTATTTGAGCACTTATGTTATTTTTATTTTGTGATAATGAAGCGTTACTAGCAATTTTGTTATTGTAATTTTTATTTAAAGTTTTTAATAATTCAGTTTTTAATGTTTGGAACGTATTCTCAACTTTAGGTAAAGTATATTTATTTTGTCTTGTACCCGTAAAAGAAGTTTTAAAACTTTCTGTGCTAATAGTATGAGTAACTTCAGTTATATAATATGAACCCGCAAATAATGGAACATTTCTTAAAACAAAATACATGGTTGGTTGTATCATAGCATTACCAAAACCATCAACAGAACATGAATAACTTCTGTCTTTATATATGTTATACAAACTAACATTCTGAGTTGATGAGTTAGTCCCAGCGGTTCCGTTTGCCAAATTAAATTCCGCAGTTAAAGATTCTGAAGTGGCTTTACCTAAATCTTGACTCACGTTAATGGTTTCAAATACACTTTGGTTTTGTAAATTAAAATCAACCGCAAAACCAACAACTTTATTAGACTTCGCAAAATCCTGAACTTTACTTGTGTCACATTCTCTCAATGTGTCACCATCATTCATGATATTTAATCCATCATCTTTATATCCGTTATTTTTACTTTTGTTGTTTAATTGTGTTGAAGGTTTTTCAGTATATATACTTACTAATTTAGCTGCGGTTTTTTGATAATCAACACTTTTAAAAATCCCAAATAAACTGTTAGAAAAACTATCAGGGTCTTCCTGTTTGTTTTCCGAATTTTTAGAAGGAATGTAATTGTTATAAAAATTAATATAAGATGGCATTGAGAATGTTATGAAATTATGTGTTTTAAAGATAGAATCTAATATTGTAAACACATTTGTTTTTGGTGATGTGTTTTTTAAAAACTTAGTAATTGAATTAATATCTAAATATATTTCCCCACCAATGTCTCTGTTTGCTCTATCTAAAAATAAAAAATCTTCAAATAATGTTCTTGTTTTTAAATCCGAACCAGCAATCCACTTATCGTTAAAGGCCTTTAATGTGTTATATGTTGTTAATTTGGTTGGGTCACTACTTAAACTACTTTTATCTATTTGCGTTTGACTAGTTACCGAAACTTTAGGTAGATTTTTATTTAAATAAGCAAATGTTTGATTTAACACACTCTCTTTAAACGTATCTTGTCCTTTTACTATATCAGATAATTTTTGTGCAAAATTACTTTTATTATATTGTGGGTTTGATATTTTTTCAGTGACATATAGTTTTATTAATGGTGCGCATTTAATAATATTTTCAGATGTAAATTCAATATTTAAATCAATAAAAAATTCAGAAACATAAGATTTTTGTGTGCCTAATTGTGGTTGAGGTACCGGTAGTGTTGTATTAGTTGGTGGTATGTTTGACGTATTTGGGTTATTTGTTTGTGTTGGTGTATATGGTTGATTTCCTGTTGATACTTGAGCCACTAAAACCATTTTATTACTATAATCTGAAGGGGCACTTGGGTAGTACTCAACAACAAGTTGGTAGTTACCGGC